AAGAACAATGAATTTGGTTTCGGTTATTCTCACGACTATACACTAAAACCTGAAATAACTTTCCCTGTAAACCTTCAACTGTTTAATACCGCTTTACTAGCACAAATTAAGATAACTGATCCAGGTTCTGGATATACTTCAGTTCCTGCTGTTGTAATCGAAGGTGGTGGTGGTTCTAATGCTAGTGCTGAAGCAATAGTTAAGAATAACAGACTTTCCGAGATCATTATTAAAGATCCAGGATCAGGTTACAGTTCTGAACCAGAAGTTACACTTAAGTCAGAATTTAACTACGTTGTTAACGTTGATTTAGGATATCTACAGTTTAACTTCCCACACGGTATAACAAACGGAGCACAAATACAATTAAGAGCAGAAGATCTTGGATCTACAGTTGGTATTCTACCAAAACCAAGTTCTGCTGGTTTGGTCAGTCTATCTGCTAACCAGACATACTATGCTATTGCTGGTGAAGCAAATTCACTTGAATCTGACCAGTTACGTATCTCTTTAACACAGTTAGATGCTGAATCTGGTTCTTACATCACATTCTTGACACAAGGTGAAGGTAGACAGGTTCTTTTAACTGAAGTATTTGGTGGTCAAGCAACTGCTATCGTTGAAACATCTCGTTTCTTAGAAGGTGAACTTGTTTATCAAGGTTCTTCACTTGAACTTGCATCTGCCACAGGTTATGTTTCTACTAACGAAGGTTGGCAGATCGGACCTAGAATCCTTAAACTTGAGAACTATGATGGTGAATGGTTATCTGGTGAGCGTGTAACAGGTCAGGTATCACGTGCTTCTGGTTTGATTGATAACCTTTCTATTGCAAGAGGTACACTTGAAATTGCATCTCTAACCACAACACCAGGTCAGTTTATCGATGACGTTGGTAAACCATCTGAAATTGTTCAGAAGATTCAAGATAGTTACTTCTATCAGAACTTCTCCTATGTTATTAAGTCTCAAACACCTATTAACCAGTGGAGAAAACCTGTATTAGAAACAAACCACCCTGTTGGATTCAACCTCTTTGGTGAATTGGCAATTACTGGTGGTAAAGATATTTCTGGAAGAAAAGTTGTATCTGATCTTGTTAAAGAAGTTAATATCAATAGTTTCACTAATATTAACCAGATTACATCATTTGCTAACGCACAACCAATATACACACAGTTTAATAACACTGAAGTCTTATTCAGACAGAAGAGACTTACTAACTCTGAGGAAATTCTAACTTCTATTGTTAAGAAGGTAGATAACATTTCTGAAGAATTTGATGGTATCAGAACTCAGTTCCCACTGAATGTTGAGGGTTCATCAGTAACTGCAACAGAAGATCAGATGTTCATTCTGTTAAATGGTGTTGCACAGTCTCCAGGTACTGCATTCTCCACAACAGGACCTTCTATAGTATTCTCAGAAGCACCTAAAGCACCTTCTAGAATTAAGTTCAGATCTTTACAGTTCTCACAACTTATCATTACTAGAATGACATTTAGTACTATTGGTGGTATCTTCCCATTATTAGGTAATACAGTTCGTTCTCTACAAAATGAAGGTACTGCTTTAGTAATTGATTCTGGTGTTGACTATATTGATGTTCTTAATGTAGTTGGTAGTTTCCAAATCAACGATAACGTCCTCTCCAGTGCAACTGGGTTTAATGCCGTACTCTCTGCTAAAAATAACATTACTTCTAAGACAATCTTTGAACAAAGTGAAAGAATTACTAATTTATCTGGTAAGTTTGCTATTATTGAAGAGAATAACTTATTAGATGGTGTTATATCTGATGACTTAGTTGTTTCTCGTACATCTGGTACTGCTGCGTTTGAAACTGGTGAATTTGAAATTAAGTTTAACGATATAATTTATTCTGCACGTTCTAAGATTGCAGCAACAGTTATTAGTATTGCTCCTTATCAAGATTCAGTATCTAATCAGATTATTGATACGGTTGATCTATCTCCTTCATCTTCCTTCTTTGGTCTTGTATTCCAGAGGGTTCCTTCAATCACTTTCCCGAATGTTATCCTTGATAACATTTCAGAGACTGTTATTAACCCAACTGAACTTTATAGTGAGACTGCAAATAACCAAGACTTCTTAGACTTTGAAAATGTACGTAACCAAGAGATACGTTATGACGGTTTAACTGGTACTGATTTTGCTGCTGGTACAGATATTCGTTTGAAGAAATTATACTTTACTAACTCCTCAATGAGGACACAACCTGATACTCGTGCATTTAACGCAGCAGAGGCATTAGAAAAGAATGCTGAGTTTATTGCTGAAGAAGCCGTGGGATTAATGTTGGCTTTCTACCCCTCCTTTACTATTCCAACAGGCAATCAAAACTGTATTGATGATATTGTTGATGTTCTCAACTTAATTGCTTGGCAAGTTCAGTATGATGGCAACTCAGAAGTTTGGGATGCTGCTAATACTTACGTTCAAAACAATAGCATATATCACGTTGATGGACAGGTTGCTCAAACTGTATATGCAATGACTAAAGCAAAGGATCTTGCTCTTAAATGTATTAATATGGAAGTTATTAATACATCTCATACTACAAAGCAACAATGGAGAGATACAACTGTAACTGCTGAATATGTGGTAACTGATAACAGTCACGCTGATGCTAGAGCACTATTACTCGCTAACAAGTGGTACATTGCTCACGAATCATTACATTACGCTAAACTACAAAATCCTGGTTATACAGTGTCTGGTGGAGATGAGCATTGTCTTTCTGATATAGTTGATGTTATTGAAGCATTAGGTTATAACACTGCACACGGTGGTAACGACTTCATATGGGAAGCAACTGATCGTATTCTTCATTATGGTGTTACATCTGGTGATAGAAACACTATTGTAAATGCTTTCACAAAAGCAAAGACAATGGCAGTTCAGATTATTCAAAATAATGCTGTTACTAAAGTAGACACTTCACACGGTTGGGTTCAGGTAATTGATAATACAATTACTGTTGATGCTGGTAACTGTGCTGCTGTACAATCAACCATCACTACATTGATGGATATTCTTATTACCAATCTTGGTACAACTGCATCACCTGGTACAAGAGCAGCATTCCAAGCAGCAGTAACTAAGACTGCACCTCAAGCAGATTACTCATCAGGTAGACTTACATATCCAGTAGGTGATAATGCTTGTGTAAACCAGACATCTGCTGTAACTAACTTCTTTAAGATTATTACTGATACTCTTCAAGATCCTACTGGTGCAGATAAAACAACATATCAATGGTCTATTAGTAACTTACAAAGAGTTGAACCAGCATATGCTTTCAAAGATGCTGAGACTGTTAAGTGCGTTAAACACAGTTATAAGAATAAGTCAACAGGTGGATTCTTTATATTTGGTGATGTAGTTAAAGGTATAACATCTGGAAATACTGCTGAAGTTATTGGTTCAAATGGTGGTAACAAATGGATCTATAGTAAAGATCCTAGTGGAGCATTTACTGTTGGAGAATATATCACTAACACTCTATTAACTAACGTTGGTGTTGTTGTAGATAATTTAGATTATGCTGTTGGTACTGGATCATTAGATTTCAACGGTAGTGCACACCTAACATATCCAGCAACTGAGAAACTTGCTTTAGGTGATGGTACAGTTGCTGCTGGTGACTTTACTATTGAACTATGGATAAAAGCAACTGCTGTTAATACAGTACAGATGCTATTAGATTTCCGTAGTAGTACATCTGACACTGGTTCATTCTATGTACTTCTTAATAACAATCAAATTCGTTGGAATGTAGGAAATAGTGATAGAATCACATCTACTGGTGTAGTAGCAAATACTTGGACACATATTGCTGTAACTCGTTCTACTGGTGTTACAAGATTATTTGTTGGTGGTACATTAGCAGGAAGTTATACAGATAATACAGTTTATGGTAATTTACCACTTAAGATTGGTGCAAATGCTTCTAACTCCACACCGTTTACTGGACATATGGAGAACTTTATGGTTAAGAAAGGAATTGCTGAATATACAGTATCCTTTATACCATCAGCAGTATATGATTCTGGTGATCTTAATCTATCATTTGGATTTGATGGTGAAGCACCAATTCCTATTATTAAAGGTGAGATATATGCTACATTCCAACAATCAATCACATCAACTGCATCTGCTGATGGTATAGAATTGTGGAGAAGTGAAATAATGACTGAAGAGGTTGATCTCAGTCGTGAGGTAGAAAGAAATTGTGCAGATATTATTGAAACAAACAAATTCTGGATTGCTGAAGAAGCAGTGGGTAGAATGAAAGCTAAGTATCCAGATTTTGTGATACCTGGCGATACTGGTAACTCTACACAAGGTACAGATAAGTGTTTAAGAGATACTTATGAGTATATCATTCCTGCGATATATAAAGATCTTAGGTATGGTGGTAATTATAATAGTATCATTATTGGTAGAGGATATCTTGCTAACCAACAAGGTGAATTAGCACACGTTAATGAAGAACTACTTCAATCAATGTATGTTTGGAGAGAAGTTGCTAAACTTTGTATTGATGTAATTACAAAAGATCAGACTGATCTAACTGGTGCATATACAACACGAATTCGTGTTCCTAATTACTTTGCATCACCAGCTGGTAGTACAATTACTACTTACATTACTACATTAATGGATGATCTTCTTGATGTATTAGGTCCTACAGGTCATAGATTTAGAGATGGTGCAGATTTACTATACTTCAACCGTAAATGTATTGCTGACGAAGTTGTTTACTGGTTAGAAGCAAGATATACAATTCAAATTAATAATCAAACAGTAAATCAACTTTATATACCTGGTGGTTCACCTGGTCGTGCAAAATGTGTTAGAGATATTAGAGATCATATTATCCCTGCTATTGCTACTGATTTAATCACTGGTGGTAACTCTAATGCTCAAGGAATTATTGATTCATACTTAGATACTAATGGTAAGGTTTCTGATGTAGAACACGAGTTACTTCCAATGCTAGAAGCAATTGGATATGCTAAGTGGTTGATGGAGAAAGCATTACAAAACCTATTAATATCTCGTAGTGAAAATATCGCTAATCTTCCTGCTGGATCTTCAAACGCACAAACTATCGATGACTTTTTCCAGTTCCAATATACTGACTTACCAGCATTTAGAAAAGCATATGATGCAGCAGTTAACTATGACTTAACAGGTAACATAATAACAGAAAGTACATTCTATCCTCCAGATCCAAAAATTTATACAGGAACACATCGTGCTTTAGATGCTGCTGATCTTATCAATGCTAACAAACGTACTATTGCTGAAGAAGCAGTTGATCTAACAACTAAACAAAGTGCATTTACACATTATGGTTTTAGAGTACCTGGTGGTAAGGTTCATTGTGAAGATGATATTGTTGATATTTTAGATGGTGTTATCCACGATTTAAGATTTAGTGTTAACGAAAAAGTATACGAAGCATCTGAATTATATCTCAATAGTGATTTTGGTCTGAAACACGTAACAGATCAAGCAGATGAAACCATCTATGCTATGAGAATGGCACGTGATATGGCAATCCTCGCCATCCAGAACAAACTTGGGTTTAATCCCTATGAATCTGATTACACAGATGGTGGAGCACTTGGTGGAGGAGGAGGTGGTATAGAATCACGTCCTGATTACGATTACAACTCTGGTGGTGGATTTGCATCATCAACTGAAGCTGGTAACAAATATTATGATGCTTCTAATGAAATTAAAAACAATTTAAGATTTATTGCTACAACTGCTGTAGGTCGTGGTGTTTCAACATACTCTGGTCTTACATTCGGTGGATATGGTTATCAGTCTTGTGTTGATGATGTAATTGATGTTTTAGAAGCAGTCGTATTCAACTTAGCACACGGTGGTAATAATATTGTTTGGTATGCAAGTGACTTCTATATTACTATTGGTAATGCTATTCAACATATCAATTCACAAGCAACACAAGTTAAGTATATCTTTGAACAAGCAAGAGATATTGCTATTCAGGTAATGAGACAACAGTTGGTTACTGTTAATGGATATACAGAAGGATATGCTATTTACGACAATACAATTACTATCGATAACAATGGTGCAACCACTGGACAATATACTCCAACAGATGCAACTTATGATCCTACAACTGGTAATTTAGTTCTTACAAAAGCAGGACACGTTCTTACAACAAATGATAGTATTACTCTTGATCCAAATTCATTAGTATTTAATTGCACATTTGATGGTAATCAATCCAATAAATCATATCCAAGACCATACGATCCTGCTTCTGGTGCCACTCTACCAATTACTGCAACAACAACTGACACATTCACTGTTGATGTTGGTACAACATCTAATGGAACATACAACGTAAGTTATGCAATTTACGAAGAAGATACAGGAAATATGTTCTTGGATGTTGGTAATCATAATCTTAGCAATGGAAGACATATTAGATTACCTGATAATGCTATTTCATTCTTATGTCCTTATGGTAATGGTGTTCACACTTACATAAGTGGTGTTACTAACGCTATTGTTGCATCAACTGGTGGAAATCATACTGCTGGATCAGGAACAACATATGATCCTGCTTCAGGAAATCTTGTATTAAATATTGGGTCTAATACCCTCACTGCCCCTACAACTCATACTGCATCCAACGTTGCTTACAATCCAACATCGGGTGTAATGACAATAACCATTACAAGTCACCCATTCAGTAATGGAGATCAGATATTAATAGCAGATAACTCTCTATCATTTACCTGTGGTCAAGATAGTGATACAACAAATCACTATTATCCAAGACCAACTGATCCTTCTAGTGGTAAGTGGTTAACAATATCAAATGTTAGTGGTGATAATTTTGATGTACAAGTTCTAGCAACTACACCTTCTACAAACACAACTGTACATAACTTTGTATGGGCTAAAACAAATGGAATTAGCAGAGCAACTTCTACAGTTACTATTGCTGATAGTGCAGTCGTATTTACTTGTGATGCTGATAGTCACGCTTCAAATCACGCATATCCAAGAGCATCTGACCCTGTATCTGGAACTAACGTTGCTGTACAAGCAAAAACCAATACCACAATAACAGTTAACGTTGGTAAATCAGTTGGTTCTAATAGTACTAAGTCTTATCCACGTTCTACAGATTATGCTAGTGGTAAATCATTAGAAGTTTTAGAAGTAACAGATTCTACATTTACTGCTACAAATGCAACATATAATCCTATAAGTGGAGTGATGGTAATCACTTCTGTTGCTCACGGATTTAATAACGGTGATGCAGTAATGATAGACACTAATTCATTGAACTTTACTTGTTCAATGGATAATTATGGAAGTGTTCATTCATATCCTCGTTTAACTGACCCTGCTCATAACATATATCTTCCTGTTCAAAATAAAACTAATGATACATTTGAAATTAATGTAGGTACTTCTCCAACTCAATTATACAGTCCATCTAATGTTGTATATAACCCAACAACAGGTGATATGGTTATCACTATTGGTAGTCATAGTTTAGTTGCTGGAGCACACGTTAAACTTTCTGACAATGCTTTCACATTCACTTGTCTTGAAGATAATAACGCAACAAACCATTCATATCCTAGAACAACAACTACAACACATAGTACAACTGACGCAGCATACAATCCAACAACAGGTGTAATGACTCTTCGTGTTCCTCAACACGGATTTGCAAATGGTGATCAAGTTAAGATTGCTGATAACTCATTAGTATTCAAATGTGCTGCTGATGATTATTCTACAAACCATAGTTATCCAAGAACAACTGATCCTGCATCTGGATCTTGGTTGGAAATATCAAATATAACTACAAACACATTTGATGTAAATGTTCTTCTAAGTACAGAAATACCTTCCACAAATACAACTGTACACGCATATCAATCTTCTACTGCTTCTAATATCACTTGGAAGAAAGATAGAGCATACGATGTTCCTTTGACAGTCAAGAGTGCTACAGATACAACTATCACAGTTAATGTTCTAGCATCTGGTAGAACTCCTTCTACAAACACAACTACACACACATTCGTTAGTGCTGCTGCTAATTCAGTCAGTGTTGGTGGAAATTACACACATCAATTTGTATCTGCTAAAGAGCACGGTATCAGATTTAGAAATGGACGTATTAAGGTTAATGTAAACCCATCTCCAACAATCTACCAGTATCCTCATACCTTTATCAGTGCTGTTACTGGTGCTGTACAGTATGGTGGAAACTATACACATACATTTGTAAGTTCTGCTTCAAATTCAGTTAATTATGTTGTTGGTGGTGGTAATGCTGCTCGTTGTTCTAACCAAGCATCTGCGATTACAACGTTGATGAATATTACTATCAATATGTTTGATTCAAGTAATACAGGTAATCCAAGATCATACTTAGATGGTGTGACAAGAACCCTACCAGGTGAATGGCCACTAACAGGTGAACGTGCATCCATAAGAGATACAACAATTACATATGACACTGCTGGTAGTGGAAAATGTGCAACAGAAGCTTCTGCGATCAATACATTATTCTCTATACCAATCGGTGTTATCCAAACTGCTGCTGCTGGTAGTGGTAACTATCTTGTAAATCAAAGTATCACTAAAACAGTTACTCCTATACCTTATTCCTCTGGTAATACACTTCTAAGTGGTGGTGGTATTTGTTATAACGTAACGTCTGCAATGGCAACATTGTCAGATCTAATTGAAGATACTCTAGGTAATGCACCTGAAATGTATCGTCAAGCAGCAAAATTATTGATGTTTAATAATGAGTACATTGATAAAGAAGCATTCTATAAGTCAACTAATAATTATTCGGGTTATGCTGCTGAATTAGAATTTGGTACAAACATCCGTAAGGCAATGATATATGACATCCTTACTGATGGAAATATAGCGACTATTCAATTAGTTAACAGTTGGTTTGATAGTAATGGTATTTTTGTTGCTTATCCTGGTGTCTTTAGAACATACTTGATCTATCACGCTGAAGCATTAAAAGAGTATATGGTTAATACTGTTGAGCAAGATTGTATCAACCCAGGTCCTAATAACTCGGAAGTTCCTTACACTAATAGAGAACTACGTCCTACTGCAACTGCTGTACATAAGATTCACCAGTTATTCCACTTAATAATGACAGGTCTTGAGAAATCTTCAATTCCTACTGTATATCTAACTGAACCTTTTGACGTTGGTGTTGCTGTTAATACTGATGGTTCTATCGATTCTGTTGGTCATAAGTTTGAAGCATACGATAAAGTTAATTATATTGTTCTCGGTACTGCTGTAACAGGACTTGATAGGGCACAATATTATATTCACCCAGATACAACTGCAAACAAAATATATCTAGCAGAATATATTGATGGACTTAAGATAACAAAACTTACACCTGGTACATCTGGACAGGTTCACACATTATCTGTTGGAGTTGATAACGGTGTAAATCGTATTGCAACCACATATGGTACTAGAGATATTCCTACACCTACAGGTGGTGGTATTAATACTGCTGATATATTCTTTGGTGGTACAAGTGGGGCATATGCTGAAGTAATCCGAATTCAAGATAACCTTGCACAAGTTCTATACAAGGTAGATTATATTCCAATAACTCATACAAGTGGAGCTGTTAAATTTACAAATGGTGAGGTTATTGTTAAGACAGGTGCTACAGGAAATACTGGTACAGTTCTTGCAACTGACAGTGCAACTTATATTAAAGTAGTGATGACTTCTGGAACATTTGTAGATACCGATAATCTTGAGGGTGTTACATCAGGTGCAACTGCTACTGCATCAGGATCTCCACATAAACGTATCCTTGTCAACTTCAAACAGGGTGAATTTATTGCTACCGATATAATATACAGTAAGCAAGACTCTGGAAAAGCAAATGCTCTTATCGTTAGAAATAATGATGGTTCATTACTTGACAATCAATCTGGTAGGGTTACATATGATGTAACGACTGTAACAGGTCAATTTGAAACTGGTGATGTTATCTACGGTTCTGTTACTGATCAAATTGTTGAAATTGAAGGATTTAATAAATTACCTAACTTTGGTGAATATCTCCATACAACAACGATTACTAGATTTACATATTCTGCGTTAATCACTGATACTGGAGTTACAGATTCATTTAACGTTGGTGATACATTACAATTACAGAACGCTGGACAATCTGTAGGACATACATTTGTTGTTACTGAACGAGATGATGATAATAATTACGTATACCTTGCAAATGAAACAGGTAGATTCTCTGCTATTGGTGATGATTTAACAGTTGTTGCTGGTGATGCTGCATATCAACTTGCTAAGATTCCTGCTGGATCTAACTTCCCAAGTGTTTACACACAAGGAATTTCTGCTATAACAATCACAAACACTTCAGCATATGGAAGAATCGAAAAAATTGAACAAATTGGTCTACGTGCGATCATTCATCTTGGTGATACTTCTGGAACATTCGTCAAGAATGCTCAGATCATTGGTGACTATGGATTCCAAGGTGCTTGTTCTGTTGCTAAAGAATTACGTGGACGTGTTAGAAGGTTCTTCAGAGGATTTGATGGCGTACAGAAAAACTTCAAGTTAACTCAAACTAACGGTACAGCATACTTCCCAGATCCTGCTGGACATATGATGATATTTGTGAATGGTATTCTACAACCTCCTGGTGGTAATAACGCATTTACTGCATTTTCTGATAATATTCAGTTCACTGAATCTCCTGCTGCTGGATCTAGTTTCCACGGTGTATATGTAGGTAAGTTAAGGCAGTTGGATGACATCTCATTCGACTTCGATTCATTACGTAACTCATTCAACTTGAAGTTATCTGGAGTCTTCTACTCACTAACACTAACTGATGGTGTACAAAGTAATACAATTAGACCTGAGAACAATATTGTCTGTCAGTTAAATGGTGTTATTCAGGAACCAGGTATCGGTTTTGAACTTGTTGGTTCACGTATTATCTTCTCTGAAGTTCCTCGTGCTGGTTCTACATTCGTTGCCTTCTCTTATGTTGGTTCTGATGTTGACGTTATTGCAGCAACAGTCGTACCACCAATCGAATCTGGTGATAATTTATTCATCGAAGGTGAAGAATTTGAAAGAGAAGTTGCTCTTATTGAATCTTCTAACTCACTAATTACATTCGAGTATACAGGTGCTGTTCGTGGACGTAACGCAGACGCACTTGCAACTATCGAGAAAGGACGTATCACTGAAGCGATACTTACAAACTCAGGTGATGGTTATACATCTCGTCCAAACATTGATGTGATTTCCTCCTCTGGTTTCGGTGGTAAGATTAAAGCACTTGTTGGTCTCGCACGTATTGATGTTAAGAACTCTGGTCAAGGATATGTACAACCTACAGTTACTGTCTCAACATCAGTTCCAGATGACTATCTAGGACCTACAGGTGAAGGTGTTAATGGTGGTATTGACATATATGATCCTAATTACATTCCAACAGGTCAGAGTCAAGCACAAGGTGAATCATTCATCAATATTAATTCTCAACCAGTTAACGTAACTGTTAACCAAGGTCAGATTGCTGCATTTACTGTGGTTGCAACTTCAACACCTAGTGGTCAATCAATTAATTATCAGTGGCAGAAGAAGGATTACGGAACTAACAGTTGGATAAATATTGTTGGTGCTACATCAAGTGTTTACACTACTCCTGCTACAACTCAGGGTGATGGTGGCGATGAATTTAGAGTCGGATTAACATCCACAGGTGCTACACCTATACTCTCTAACGCTGCTACATTGACAATCAACATCGGTGCAACAACTGTTGATAACTTCACACCTGATCAAATATTCGATGACAACTAATGGCAGCAGAAGGTACTTACAATCCAGCAACTAAGATATTAACCGTAACAGGAGATGGTATGCCATCCCCTGTATCTTACGGTACTTTTCCTAATGATAATAATCCAAACACAGTAGCAGCATATACTTTCAATCACTCTTTCTTGTATAGAGGTGGTGAAAATACAACTGGTGCTAGTTCAGTTCCATTAGGTATCGTTGGTTTTACTTCTAACGGTGTTGCTATATTTAATCCTAGTGCTGGTTCTGGTGGTAGTCCTCCTACAGGATTTCATTGGGTTGCCACTGCTGACTATGGAATGGTTAATTTTGGTGAAGATAGTTATGGTGGACATCCCGAATCAACTGGACAGTATCATTATCACGATGGTGAGTTTTTAACTGGTTTCAAAGAGAACCAGATAATGAGTTTATATAATGATTACTATGGTCAGAGTCAATTTGGACAAGATAATTTACGTCATCCTGATGGACATTCTAAAATATTAGGATTTGCATTTGACGGTTATCCTGTATATGGACCATATGGATATAATTTACCAACAGATAATACTTCTCCAATAGTACTTATGGAAACAGGGTATCAAATGAGAAGTAGTATTGCTACTAATCGTCCTGCATATGGTATAACTTTAGCAAACCCTCCTAAAGGATCTTTGATGGAGGATTATGAATATAACGTTAGCAAACCAGGTAGACATTTAGATGTTTACAATGGTCGTTTCTGCAATACTCCAGAGTTTCCAAGTGGAACATTTGCATATTTTATAACATTGTGGAGTGATGAAACTGAATCAAAAGAGTATACAGTAACTGTTACAAGTGAATCAAATGGTAACAAATACAGAATTGATGGCGTACTTTATCCAAACTTAACATTTGTTAAAGGTAGTACATATAAGTTTATACTTTCTGATAATAGTGTTGCTAACCACCAATTATTATTTTCTGATGCAAGTAATGGTTATCACGGTGCTGGTACAACATACACAACAGGTGTAACTACAGTAGGATCTGCTGGTAATGCTGGTGCGTATACTGAGATTACAGTTGCTCAAGATGCACCGTCACAACTGTATTATTTCTGCTCTCTCCATTCTAATATGTCTGAGAGTAGTGTAATAACTGTGGTTCCTAATCGTCACTTGACTCCTAAGTTTCCATACATATTTGGTCTCTCATCTAAACAGACACTAAATATACCTAGTAACCAAGGTGTCGGCACACCTCCTGCTAGTGGAGGTGATGGTGGAGGTAGTAGTGGTACGCCTCAAACACCTAGTATAATAATTACAAACCAACCCACTAACGCAACTATTGCTGATGGTGGTACTCAAACTTTCAGTTTGATTGCTGTAATTGAACCTGAAGCTGGTACTATTGCATATCAGTGGCAAGTATCTACCGATGGTGGATTTACTTGGGCTAACCTTACAGGACAGAATACTTCTTCCTTACAAGTAGTAGCACAAGCGTTTATGACAGGTTATAGGTATAGATGTGTATGTATAGGTCCTGTCGGAGCTCAGACACAAGCATCTAACTCACCGCTTTCAAGTAACCTAGCAATTCTCACCGTAACAGGTGGAACGAGTCAACAAGATACATCTGGTATTTTGAAGTGGGACAGTAATGTCGGTAAATTTGATATGACTTCGGTTCCTTTTGATAGGGACAATAACAACCCAGATCTGACTAGAAATAATATCAGACTTGACGCAACTAATTATAATTACGACCTTACATAAATAAAAACGTAGAATAACCCCCCTACTATGGCTAAACAGAATCTCAATATTGGTGTAAGTGCCAATGATGGAACAGGTGATACCCTGAGAGACGGTGCTATAAAACTCAATAATGTTATAAACGAGTTATATACCTATCTTGGCGATAACACTAACCTACAACTTTCCATTGGATCACCATCAACAAACCAAGTTTTAAAATGGAATGGTTCAGTATTTACTGAAGGACAACTTGCTGCATCTAATCTGACAGACGTGGACGTTAGTGGGGTTACTAACGGACAGGTTCTTAAGTGGAATACTGCAAATGCTCGCTGGCAGCCAGGCGACGATCTACAAGGTGGTGGTGGCGGTGGTTCATCAATTACTAACCTAACCAATAATGGTTCTGGTAACGTTGTTGTAAATACTCATTTCTTACCTAATAGTGATAATACATTTGATCTTGGATCTACAACTCTAAGATTTCGTGATGGTTATTTTACAAACGCATCTATCTTCTTGGGTGATACTGCTATAAGTGCAGATCCAACTACACAAGAATTACAAAGAAAGAAAAAGAAATCACATACTGTAGAAAGTATTAACACAGGTGCAACTAGAACTGTATCATCAAAACTATCTTCTGAAGACTCAACACAAGAAGAGCAATTCAGAACTCGTTTTAGTGCTATGAAAGTTGGTACTAAGTTACATATTGAAGATTCAACTGGTGCAAAAGCAGAAGTTGATTTTGCATCATTTACTGCTGAGAACGGTGGTGCACGTGGTTTTATTAGTGTTACTGCTGCTGGTGCAAACCAATCTCAAGAATTATCAACCACTAACCCTGTTCACATAACATCTGTTAATACGATGTTGAGTGAAGATGAAACAGGTACAGTTTCAATAACAGGACAAAAATTAGATTTTGGTAGTAGCAATACTATTGAATTTGATGGTTCTGGTAACTTACAGATTCCAGAATCTGCTGAAATTAAATTTGGTAGTGGTGCAAATAAAAAACTATCATTTGATGGTAGTGACAACTTGATTCTTGCTGCTGGTACAGATATTCAGTTTGGTACTACTAATAAACTTAGTATGGACGCATCTGGTAACTTAACACTTCCAGATGGAGAACTACGTTTTGGAACAAGTGCACGTAAATTAAAAGTTGATAGTGATGGTAACTTAGAACTTCCTAGTGACGGTGAGATCAAGATCGGTACAAAGAGAATGAAGATCGGTACCAATGGTGATCTTGAAGTTGCTAATGATGGTACTAACTTTAATGAGATAGGTGGAGGTATTGGTTCTCAGTTAAGTAATGCTCCTGCTGGATCTTCTATTATTAAAGGACACGATAACTCTACTATCTACAAACCATCTCCAACAATTTTATATGTATTCACTAATAATGGTATGACGAATTACATAGTAAATGGACCTGGCTCTGCAAGTAATGCTGCTAATGGTCCTCTTATAGTTCATAGAGGATTCACTTATGATCTTAAGAATGCTGCTGGTGGACATCCACTAGAACTAAGAGTTTCTGATGGTGGTTCAGAATATACAGGTGGTGTTTCAGGAAATAAGAACGCATTACAAACTTGGACAGTTCCATTCGATGCTCCAACAACCCTTTACTATCAATGCACGTCACACCCTGCAATGATAGGAACAATCACGGTCAAATGATTAAATGGCAAGAACAGTCCCAGGACAAGGTGCAGTAATTGAACCACTCTTTAATTCTATATTTGGCGTTAGAGATGTTTTTGTGGTGGATGGGGGTAGTGGTTATAACCAGTCTGACCCACCTAAGTTAACTATAGGTAATTGTGGAACTCCTATTAGGGAGGCAATTCTTGAACCTATAATTACTAATGGTCAAATTGCTGCTGTAAAAGTATTAGATCCAGGTGAAGGGTACGATCCATTTAGAATTAATATAGAAACTGCTGGTGATGGTTTTGGTGCAAAGGCAAAAGCGATATTATATGAAACAGATCAGATTGATATTAATGGTAATGTAATTGCTCCTGCTGGATCAATTCAATATATTCAAGTTTTATCTAATGGTGATCAATATTTTTCAGATGTTGTAACTGCTGAAATAAAAGGTGGTGGTGGATCAGGTGCTGAACTACGTCCTGTTACAGGTCTTATCACAGGTTTATCATTAGAAAGTGCTGGATCTAACTATGAAATAGGTGACGTTAATATTATTGTATCTGGTGGAGGGGGACAAGGTGCAACTGGTGTTGCTGAAGTTAATGAGTTTGGTATCGTTAAAACTATTAATGTATCTAATGTAGGTGAATTTTATGAGACACCTCCTGTTATTTTATTAAATGGTGGTGGTGGTTCTGGTGGTAAAGCAATAGCAACTGTTGATCTTGGTGCTATCACTGGTATTAATATCACAAATCCTGGTGGTGGATATTCAACTGCACCTTCAGTTCTCTTTACTAGAAATACAAACTTAACTAAGACATCCAGAAATAGACAGTCATTTAACTCCACATTATATAATATTACTGGTCTATTAACTAGCGTTGATGAAAACGATACTAGCATCTTTGTTCAAACAACTGATCCATATCCAGGTTCAGGAAAAATATTAATTGGAAGAGAAGTAATAAGATATACAGGTAAAACAGGTACGTCATTTACTGGTTGTGACCGTGCTCTAAACTTTAGATACGATCAAAAAGTAACCTTAGATGCACTTGCAGATATTGGTGGTACATCTGGATATGAATTTTTTGTTGGTGATAGAGTTGTAAGAACTAATGAAAGTTCTGGTAATAAGATTGCTAGAGTATATGATTGGATACCATCTGAAAGAGCATTATATTTGACATTTGAAGTTGACGAACTAGCATTCATTGATGGTGGTTCATCTCAAATCAAATCTCAAGTAATTGACTTTTATGCTGGTGTTGCATCATCTTCTGGTACTGGTCTTGCACCACATAATATTATTGATTCAGCAGGATCAACTATAGTTACATTAACAGTTCCTATCAGTTCAATATCTGATAAAGATTTTGAAGACATTGCAGAACTTCAAGGTGCTGGTGATGGTATACCTGATTTGATCAATACTGGCACTGATTTTGCTGGTAACATAAATCTAGATGGTGGTATAGCATCATCATTATATGGTATTGAAGAGACATTAGGTGGTACCAATACAACATTGTTTGCTGTTGGAGACCAAATGTCTGATGGTTCAAATCCTCCACTATCACCTACAGTATCCGTTGCGGGTGAGCTGGGTGATGGAGATGTCCACGTTGCACAAGTAGATTTCTTATTCCGTTCACATACAACAGGAAACTATGTTGTAGGTGAGACTGTTGTAGGATCTATCACTGGTATCACTGGTATTGTAACCGCTTGGGATGCAGCAACAAAAACCTTATCAATAGGTTCAACCGTAGGAAATTCTGGTAATTTCTTATGGAATGATAATGAAACAATCACAGGTAATGGGTCTGGAATTGTTGGAACGATACAAAAAATTTACTATCCTTCCTCAGTTCGCAATGAACCTGATTAAACCTAGTATAAATAAAAGGAAGGCAATAGCAGTCATATGGCACTACTAACTGACCAATTTAGAATATTCACTGCGGAGAAGTTCATCAAATCACTCGAAGGTCCTGATAAGAACCAGAGTGACATAGCTGCTGGTGCGAACAGAGATCGCTTGTATGTTTTTATTGGTAGACCCCAAGAATGGGATAACGAAAACAATCCACCAACCCCTGTTGATTCTTTTCAGGAGTTCTCTGATAGTTACGATGATATGATCTCGATGAAGCGTGTTCTTGCGAATGACGCTGTTCAGGTTATACGTCGTATTGACTGGATTCCCCCAGAACAAACAACTGGTGGTTTAGGTTATGTGTATGATATGTATCGTAATGATTATTCATCTAGTAAGACTGCTTCTAGTGGTGCTACAAAACTTTACGATGCTGATTTCTATGTTGTAAATAGTTCATATCAAGCATATAAATGTATCTACAATGGAACGTCACCATCCGACCCGAACGGTAAACCATCGACGATTGAACCTACAGGTACTTCTACTTCAATTATCACTACTGCTGATGGTTATCGCTGGAAGTATATGTTTACAATACCAGTTGGACAAGTTTTAAAATTCTTCTCTGGTGATTATATGCCAGTGTTGACTGATACTGCTGTTATATCTGATGCTGTTGGTGGTGAGGTTGATACAGTTGTTATTCAATCATCTGGTTCTGGTTACAACAACGGTACATATGAAAACATTCCTGTAAAGGGTGATGGTACTGGTGGAAGAATTTCTGTTGTGGTTGATGGTGGTCGTATTGTAAACGCTACTGTAACTTCTGGAGGATCTAATTATTCCTTCGGTAAAGTAATTATTGATGAGATTAATGGTATTGGTGCTGGTACAGGATCAGGTGGTGCTATTGATGTTATCATTCCACCTAAAGGTGGACACGGATCTGATCCAGCAATTGAACTTGGTGGATATCGTGTGATGATTAACACGAAGTTTACCTACGATGAAGGATCAGGTGACTTCCCAACTGATAATGATTACAGACGTATTGGATTAAATTTAAATCCACTTAAATATGGTACTGAAGAACTTGCAGATGCTATCACATTATCATCTACAAACGCTGTGATTTTCTCTCCAGACTTCACAGGATCATTCAACACGGATGAAATTATTACTCAAACTCGTACTATCGGTGGTCAACAGGTGACTGCTAGAGGTAGAGTTGTTTCTTGGAACTCAACAACTAAAGTTTTGAAATATTATCAAAACAGAGTTGATGGTATCTTCCCAGAAATTTCTGGTAACAAGACTGTATTTGATGGAGGTAATACAGTTGTTGGTTCGGGATCTGGTACTTCTGCTGACCCTGATATTAACTTCCCTATTATTCCTGGTGAAGCAACACGTGTTATAAACAACACTGAATATGACCTAGGTATGTCATTCACATCTGGATATGCAAAACCAGAAGTGAAAAAAGACTCTGGAAAAGTCATCTACATAGACAATAGGAGAGCAATCTCTCGTGCTGGAGACCAAATTGAAGACATTAAGATCGTAGTAGAGTTCTAAACCAATGCCACAGAATACCAATCTGAACATATCGCCATACTTCGACGATTTCGATAAAACAAATAACTTTTATCGAGTTCTATTTCGTCCTGGTTATCCAATCCAAGCAAGAGAGTTAACAACACTTCAATCTTTGATGCAAAATCAGATTGAATCTTTTGGTACTCATATGTTCAAGGATGGCTCGATGGTCATTCCTGGTCAAATAGGTTATGACTTAGATGCAAAAGCAGTATTGCTTCAAGGATCATTTTTAGGAGCAGACGTTGAGCAATATAGAGCTAATTTAACTGGAACTATCATAAGTGGTTTAACTACTGGTGTAAAAGCAAAAGTTATATTTTCAATTGGAGCAACAGAATCAACTCGTGGATATATTACTTTATATGTTAAGTATCTAACATCTGGTGGTGATGAATCTACTGAAAGAACATTTGTAAATAACGAACAGTTAATATCTGAAACTGAGATTACTTACGGTAATTCACTTATTGAAGTTGGAACTCCATTTGCACAATTATTACCTACAAACTCTACTTCTGTAGGTTCTACTGCAACTATTGCTAACGGTGTATATTTCATTCGTGGATATTTTGTTGATGTTGTTGAACAAACTATCATCCTCGATCAGTATACAAACAGTCCTTCTTATAGGGTTGGTCTTGAGATCTTTGAATCTATTGTTACTCCAGAAGATGACCCATCACTAAACGATAATGCTACAGGTACTTCTAACTACTCTGCTCCTGGTGGACATAGATTCCGTATCAGAACCAGTCTAGTTAAGAAAGTTATCGATGATGATACAGATAAAAACTTTATTGAACTTTTAAGAATTAATAATTCTCAAATTGAAACTTTTGTAGAACGTTCAGCATATAATGAATTAGCAAGAGAATTAGCAAGGAGAACATTTGACGAGTCTGGTGATTACACTACTCGTGACTTTGATGTTCGTATTAGAGAGCATAAGAATGACGGTGCTAACGGTGGTGTATATTTACAAGGATCAACATCACCTGGTGGTATATCAGCATCTGAAGCATATTATGTAATTGAAGTTGGACCTGGAAAGGCATATGTAAGAGGTTATGAATCTGAAACTCTAGTTCCTACTTTTGTAGATTTAGAAAAATCAAGAACAACTGTAGCATTACAGAACTCTATCGTTCCATTTGAACTCGGCAATTATATGCTGATGAATAATGTAAAAGGTTCTCCTATTGTAAACGGAAACAGTATTACATCAAACTATCAAGTTGTTGAGTTTAGAGATATTAAACCTAATGGATCTTTAACTTCATCTGGTAATATTATTGGTTATGGTCGTGTTGCTGCATATGAATATCATAATGGTATTAACGTAACATCTTCTTCTACAGTATTCAAAACATACGTATTTGACTTACAACCATTAACTTTAATGAAGTTGAGTCAAAATGTAACAGTAGCACAAGGTCACGTTATTAGAGGACGTACTTCTAAAGCAAAAGCATTTGTGGAAGCAGATTATACAGGTGTTGATCTTATTAAGTTGTATCAATCTTATGGTACATTTAAAACTGGTGAAGTTATTGAAAGAGATGGTGTGGAAATTGGAACTGTTGTTGAAACATTCACACACGAAATAACTGATGCTAAAGGTCTGATCGGTAAAGATCCTGATACTAATGCAGTTATTTTTGCTGGTGATTTTATATTAGATCAAGAAACAATCATTCTAGGTTCTAACTTCAATGTTAGTTCTAGTGGTAGTACTGGTACTATTACTGGTACACAGTCTAACTTTACTTTAGATCTCAGACCAGGTGATCAATTAACGTTTAACAATGCCAATTTTTTAAACGTTGATCTAATTGACTTAACAGGAACAAATATTGATAATAATCTAACAAGTGCAACTACAGCAACTTATAGTGGTAACAATATTCCAGCAGGAGATTATGGATTTATGGTTCGTCAAAGACCACAAATTTATGATAGAGAAACTGCTGATTTAATGATTGAGATGCCCAAAGCATCAATCAAGTCTATCTCAGATGAATCTGCAATAGTTGCACGTTCATTTGACGACATTACAGTTACAGGAGCAAATGACTTTACAATTTCCTTACCAGCAGACGAACAGTTTTTGGCATATGATAAAGACCATTACGCCTTGGTGGAACTTGCACCAACCGCAGGAACACTTATCGACATCGAAAGCAACATCACATTTAATAGCACAGGTACACCGAGAACTTCATTAACAGTATCTGGTCTTACAGGTGTAAGTACAGTACGTTTAGTTGCATCAGTTTCTAAAAACTCAGCTGAGAAGAAACTTAAGAATGCTACTCAGATGGAAGTGATGAAAGTAGAGAAAACTGCTAACTCATCTGATAATGTTAAATATAATTTGACATATGGATCACTATATGGAACTCGTATTGAAGATGAAGAAATATCTTTAGGATCTACAGACGTTTATAATATACACGCTATATACGAATCAAATGATGATAACGCTGCTATCGTTCCAAACTTGACGATGCAAGCAGCGACTATCTTTAATAAAGGTACAATTATTGAAGGACAGACATCTAAAGCAAAGGCACGTGTTGTAAACTTTAACTCCGTTTCATATGTTTGCCATTTTGTATATGAAAATGAGAATCTATTCTCACTTGGTGAAACTGTACAAGGTTTTGATGCTAACGGTAACATAATCAGTGGTCTTATTAATGATGCTGATGGATCCATTAATAATGGTTCTCGTAATATTACTTCTAACTTCTATCTTGATGCTAACCAGCAAGGTCATTATTATGACATATCTAAACTAATTAAGTTTTCTGCTGCTGGTGCACCTCTTCGTAAGTTGATGATAGTCTTTGACAGATTCACACACGAAGCAACAGGTGATTACTTTGCATCACAGTCATACGTTGGTATTGATTATAAAGATATTCCATCAATTAATTTCAATGGTGAAACAAGAGAACTTAGAGATGTTCTTGACTTTAGACCTGCCGTCACTCCAGTTTTATCTGGATCAGGAACTGTCGGTTCACCATACTATGTTAACTGTGCATCATTAGACTTTAAAGATAGAGGATTTGCTTCAGGTGGTGTTGCAAATAACGCCACGGTTATTGATATTCCAAAACCAGAATCAGATTTCCGTTGTGACTATGATTATTACGTTGGAAGAATTGATAAGTTATTCTTAACAGACCAGCAAGGATTTAAAGTTGCGAAGGGTATACCTGGTGAATCAGATGATGTACCTGGTAATATTGATAATGCAATGTTACTTGCTACTTTATATCACGAACCATATGGATATGGTCCTGAAGGAGTTCATATTGTTAGAGAAAACAATAGACGATTTACTATGCGTGATATCGGTCTTATTGAAAGAAGAGTTGATAATTTAGAATATTATACTTCACTATCACTTTTAGAACTTGAAACTGCATCTCTACCTATCAAAGATAGTGATGGTTTTGATAAGTTTAAAAACGGATTCCTTGTAGACAACTTTACAAGTTTCGATACAGCTGAATCGACAAACGAAGACTTTGCTTGTGCTCTAGACTTTACTGATGGCACTATGCGTGCTGCTCACTATACAACGAACGTAGCTTTAGAATATAATGCTACTTCATCTAGTGGTGTTACTCTCCATTCAACAGGAACATTAACACTTCCATATAATGAGATGACATTTATTGTTCAACCATATGCTTCTAGAGTTGAGAATGTAAACCCATTCAACGTGTTTGCATATATTGGTAGATTAGATTTATATCCATCTTCTGATGACTGGGTTGATACACGTAGAGTACCAGATAGAGTTGTTAATATTGAAGGTGACTTTACTGCTACTATCCAACGTCTTGGTGGTGATGAAAACACTGGATTTGTTCCTACACAATGGAATTCTTGGAGAACTAACTGGTCTTCTGCTTCCAGTAGGTCTGATCAACAGACTATGAGAAGGGGTAGGTGGCCATTTATTAGAAGAGTTACTACAACAACTACAAACACTGTAAGTAGTCAGGGACGTTCTGGTATTAGAAGTAGAGTCACACCTAGAATTGATCGTCAGAATATGGGTGATCGTACTTTAGAAAAAACAGTAATACCTTTTATTAGATCAAGAAACATTGCGTTTAAGATTCAACGTCTAAAACCAAATACAAGATTCTATGCCTTTATTGATAACGTAGATGTAAATTACTTTACAACACCAAGATTGATTGAGGTTATTAAGAACCCAGTTGATGATAGTCGTACAAATAACACACCATTTGTTACTAATGAAACTGTTGTAGGTCAGACATCTGGATGTAGATTAAAAATTGTAAGTCCTGAAACAGGATTTGATGATGGTAAATCACCTTATGATGGATCTGATCTTCCAACATCTTATGCTTCTACAACAGGTTTCTTAAACATTGATACTAAAACAATGTCAGAAACAGTTGCTGGTTCATATTATGGTAATCCTATTGAAACTGAGATTCTTGTAGGACAAACATCTGGTGCTCGTGCTGTTGTTAAAACAAAACGTTTAGTTGCAAACACTAACGGTGATATGGAAGGTATTATGTGGGTACCGAATCCACGTGTATCAACCAACCCAAGATTTGCTACAGGTACACGTGTTGTAAGACTTACCACATCAGATACTGACTCCAGAATACCAGGTCAGGTTGATTCTGCTGCATCTGCTAACTATGTTGCGTCAGGTGTTATTGAAACTAAACAGACAACAATCTTTGCTGTTAGAAATGCTGATATTGTAAGAGATACAGTTACACAAGATAGAACTGTTAATAACACTACAAGTAATGTAACTAGAGACACAGGTTGGTATGACCCTCTTGCACAATCATTCTTGGTTGAATCTAAAGGTGGTGCATTCTTAACAAGTGCTGATCTATATTTCAATACAAGAGATGAGAGAATACCTGTATCAGTACAGGTTAGAGAAATGGCAAATGGTTATCCAACTACCAAAGTTCTTGCTTTCTCTGACGTTACTCTTCTACCTTCACAGATCAATTTATCTGAGAATGGTACAGTTGCTACAAGATTTACATTTGATTCACCTGTATACGTTACAGAAAATAGAGAATACTGTTTAGTTGTTCTTTCTGACTCTAACGAATTTAAACTCTGGATTTCAAGAATGGGTGAGGATGATGTTACTAATGACAGAACGATCTCTGAACAGCCATATGCTGGTGTTCTATTCAAATCACAGAACGCATCTACTTGGACTGCTGACCAGTATGAAGATTTAAAATTCA